GGGCCACAGACCCTGCAATCGAAACCACCTGTATCGTTCGGCGTCCTCCCGCATCGCGGCTTCCTTCGCCGCAGCCTCCAGCCCGTCGTCGAATGTGCGCGGAGGGGCGGCGTAGAGTGGCGTCCATGTACCGGGGATTGTTGGCTTGACCGGCGTGTAGACAGTCATCTGATCCAAGTCGTACCACGCCACCGGCTCGCTCGCTGCAAGTTTCTGCTGCGGGGCGGCGTAGAGCAGTGTCGCCTCGTTGCCTACAGACGCCGGGGGCAACCCCCATCCCATTTCCTCCAATTGGCCCCCATGAATGTAGGCCCACGCCACCGGCTCGCTTGCGGCAAGTTTCTGCTGCAAATCTGCAATGGTTTGCTGATCAAAAAGCGCATCCCTCATCTCATCCCGTTGCGCTTTGATGCAAGCGGGTTTCTCGCAGTAATAGTTGCAAGTGTGTAAGTTCATTTGACTGTCTTCCAATCATGTTTTTTTGATAAGGAACGCATCTTTATCATGACGTATGCATCTGACTTTTTGTGTTCTTCTTTGGCTTCAGACACTGACCCCTTTCTTTTGTGCGGGACATGTTTCATGCCCTTTTCTGACATGAATATCTGAAGGCAAACTTCCTTACTTCTGCCGTCGAACAATGCATTGCTGGTTTTTGGGTAGTGTTTGGCAATGTAGGTTGAGACAAGCCCCGTCATTAGTGGTACGGGCATTTTCAGATGCTCGGTAAACGCAAAGCAGTCACGAAAAAGACACCAAGTCTGATCAAGCAAATGAATGGGAAATTTCACATCAATCATCACCATGTGGGCGCAATACTCAACCCTCCCGTTAGGCCATGCATCCACCAGACACTTTTTGAAGTCGGCGTATGCCCCTGCATATTTTTGGTCGTTCATTGCGGCAGCGTCCAAGTAGGCTTCCTTGAGAATTTATCCAGCACCCACAAGTTTTTACGGCGTAGGTATCTTATTGCCATTACCCACTTTGCTCCGTTGCGGCGGTTGGGGTGCAGCTTTCTTGCTTGGGCGGTCAAGCTCATTTTTGAATCCTCTCTATCTCACGCTCCAGATACCAGCGTGCTTTTCTCAGGTCAGCATCCGCTTCCCCCTTCAGCCCGGCGCGCCAGATGTACTTGATGGCGTTGCCCAGGTTGAAGTTCATGTGCTCGGTGATCTGGATGCACTCGATCCCCGACGGGTGTCCCTTGTAATGCTCTGGGTTGGTTGGGTCAGATGCCATTGAGCAACTCCATCCGCTCCCGCGACACGCGCAGGACGTTGTACCGCTGGTGCAGACGCTCCAGCACCACCACGCGCCGTTCGCCCAGCTTCTCCGCTTGCAGCATTTGCAACACCTCGCCCTCGGTCTTACTTGCAAGGACGTGGTTCAACTCACGCCAAGTTAGCCGCTTCAATTTTCTTCTCCAGTTCGTTGATGTTCTTCAGCACCCGCACCAGCCCCCGTTGCGCGGCGTTGAACTGCCGGTAACGGATGGTCAACTCGGCATTTGCCGCCTTCAACTTGCTCTTCAATGCGTCGATTTTTTTCATTTCAGTGCTTCCATAGCCAGTTGTGATAGGGATTTCTTGTCGTGCAGCGCGGTGTATATCTTCTCGTCCACCGTGTCCTCGGTCAGCAGGATGTAAACCCACACGGCGTGCTTCTGGCCGCTGCGGTGCAGCCGCCCGATGGTCTGCTCAAATAGCTCCAGCGACCACGGCAACGATAGAAACACCATGTGACAGCCACCGTGTTGCAGGTTCAGGCCGTGGCCGGCAGACTTGGGATGCACCAGCAGCAACTCAATCTCGCCCGCGTTCCAACGGTCGATGGCCTCCGGCTCGTCCAAGGTGGACGCCCGTGGGTAACGGCGCTGCAACTCGGCCAACTCGGCCCGGTACTGGTAGACGATGATCGTGTTTGCGTGCTGGTTTTCGGTCAAGAGGTCGTCCAGCAGCGCGAACTTGGCGTCATCAAAGAACACGGCGCCCGCGTCGGTGTAGACAAACCCCGAGGCCATCTGCTGGAGCTTGCCCGTCACCACCCCGGCGTTGGCGGCGATGGCGGTGGTGGTAGGGAACTCCGCAATGAACTTCTTCTTCATGTCATCGTAGGGCGTTCGGTCGCCCAGATCGCACGTCAGCACGACCGTGTGCAGCGGCGGCAGCTTGTCGGCGTACACGCCCGCCTCCAGCACGAACGTGGCGGGCTTGATGCGCTCCATCACTTGCTCCAGCGCCCCGGTGGCGGGCGTCCACTCACCAAAGTCCCGGTTGATGCAATGGAAGTACTGTTGCAGGAACGCGCCCTTGGCCCGGCCCAACAGCGTCTGGTCGATCACCTTGCACTGGCCGAACACATCCTCCAGACCGTTGGAGGTAAAGCTGCCGGTCAGCCCCCAGCGAATCCGCATAACGTCCAGCACCTTGACCAGCGCCTTGAAGCGTTTGCCGGACGGGTTCTTCAGGCGCGTCAGTTCGTCGAACACCACACCGTCAAATTGCAAGGGTTGCTCGGCCAGCCATTGCAGGTTGTCGTAGGTGGCGACGACCACCTCGACGTTAGCCTGCAGCGCCTTGACGCGCTGCGTCGGCGTGCCGATGACGACAGACAACGACAGCGTGGGCGCCCACAGCTTGGCCTCCACCGGCCAGACGTTGACGGCGACCCGCTTGGGCGCGACGACCAAGAACCGTTGCACCTCGCCAGCCGCCAGCATGTCGCGCATGGCGGTCAGGGTGATGGCGGTCTTGCCCGCGCCGACGGGCGCCAAGATCATCGCCCTGTCCCGCTCGTAGAGGAAGTCGGCGGCTAACTCTTGGTAAGGTCTAAGAACCATTGGTCTACTTCTTCCTTTGATCTAAGCACTGCGTAATTCATCCCCATGCGGCGCATGTCAGCGGCGAACATCTTCTGCCACGGTGACAGGCGGCCCTTGGCGGTCTTCAGTTCCGCAAACCACACCACACCACCCGGCAACAGCACGATGCGGTCAGCCACACCGACATGGCCCGGTGACACCCACTTGTACGCCTTGCCGCCATGCTCGATGGCGCGGCGTACAAGGTAGCGTTCAATGTCAATCTCCAAAAGCGGCATGACGGAACTCATCGGCGGTAATCATGCCGCCGGGGTGAAGGTCTACCGAGATCTCGCGGTTGTGGCTTTTAATGATAACGGTCATCGGAACACCGCCGTTGGCGGCGCAGTAGTCCCGCAATGCCTGCTGTAATTCTTTGGTTGTCATATATATCGTTTCAATTACCATGTGGCTCTCCTTTATCAATGTAAAAAAGTTTAGCACACAAATAAAAAGTGTGGTATTATTTTTTCTCCACTTCAATAGAGGACACTAAAAATGGAATACCACGGAGACGAAGACTACAAGGCAGAACCTACCGAGCGCGAGCTAGAACTTGCGCTTGAGACAATAGTCGAGTGTATCCTCGACCACGGTGGTTATCCCGCGCAGGGCCGCCGCCAGTTCGACCTGTACGATTTCTTGTTTGAGAACCGCGACCCGTCGTATGCAATGGAGATGTACATCGCTGCCATGTCCAGCGACGCCCGCGCACTTGAGACTCGCATCCACCGTGAGCGCAAGCTGGTTGAGGCCGTGCTGGTCAAGCACCTGACCGGCTCCGAACTGGTCGCCGAGCGCGCAGCGGAGGATGCAGAATGAAGCACTCCACAGTCGTTGGCGGTAGCACCGCCAAGCGCGTGATGAACTGCCCCGGCAGCGTGGCGCTGGTGCAACTGGCACCACCGTCGCCAAGCAGCATCTACGCCGACAAGGGTACGCTGCTGCACACCGCGATCAGCGAGGTACTGCTGGGCGAGGACAACGTGATCGGCATGACCTACGAGGGCCAGACGCTCGACCAGACCCTGTTCGATGACAAGGTGCAAGTGGCGCTTGACCTGCTGGACACGCTCGACCCTGACGGTGAGATGAAGCTCGCCATTGAGACTCGCGTCGGGTTTGGCAAGTTCTTGCCCGGCGCGTTTGGTTCTTGCGATGTGCTGGGCCGCATCGGTGACACGGCCTACGTCATAGATTGGAAGTTCGGCGAGGGCATTGCGGTAGACGCAGAAGAAAACGAGCAGCTCATGTACTACGCTGCGGCGGCTATGCGTACCCCCGAGGTCGCGTGGGTGTTCGATGGCGCGGTTGCCATCGAGTGCGTCATCATCCAGCCCCCGGTCATTCGCCAGTGGACGACTACACCCGCCCGCATCAAGGCGTTTGAGAAGGATTTGAAACGTGCGGTGAAGATCGCCAGCCTGCCGGATGCCAAGCTCAACCCCGGTGACCATTGCCGCTTCTGCCCGGCGAAGCCGACCTGCCCCGCCATGACCGGCGCTGTTGACCGGGCGCTGAGGGTCAAGCTCGATGCCGTGGACGACGAGATGCTGGGCAAGTACGCCGCCAACGCCGTGCTGTTGCAGGGCTGGATCGACAGCCTGAACGAATTGGTGCAGACCAAGATCGAGAAGGGATATAAGATACCTGGCTGGAAGATGGTCGCAAAGAAAGGCCGTCGCCAGTGGGTGGACGAGAACAAGGCTGCAGATGTGTTAAATGGTTTGGGTATAAATCCTATCCATCGGGCCGTAGTGTCCCCCGCGCAAGCGGAAAAATTACTCAAGAAGT